GTATAGTATCCCCCCAAGAAGGGTCAGCTACTTTAGGGTTCCAATAATGTGTAGCATTTCCAGTAGGGTCTGATATTTCTCCTGAAAGAACTTTATCAACAACTTTTGCAATATTTTTATACGTAGCACTATTTTCATCTATGTTAACTAAATCATTGCCCCCTATACTTTTGTCATTCCAAGCAGAAAATTGTTTGTCAGCTTTTGCTACACCCGTAATGCTATTTTTTCCTGGGAAGTTTCCGTCCATAGCTCTATTTAATATAACATGTGCTACTGCAGCTTGCCCTAGCTCCCCTTCACCTGCAGCTTCTCCTATAACAGTCCTAATTAATGTATCTCTGTCACTAACAGATATATCTGTAGATGAGTCTTTGCTGGTCGGTTTAGTAGTATCAGCATTTTTGCTGAAAGTGTCGCCAACAGCTGTTCCTGTAGCTACAACTGTTTGGGAACTAGCCCCACCAAGTCCCTCCATTATTGCTGCTGCTGTCGCTCCTTCAAATGGGTCTGTGTCAAGGACACCTGTTTGTGCTTCGCCAAGATTAGTAAGAATTTGTTCTGCACCTCCTGTACCAAATTCTGTAGCCGTTGCACCTGCAGTTTTAACAGGAACAGCTGCTACTTTTGTCATAGCAGATATTGTGGAATTTGTTGTTCCCTTTACTTTTCCGAGAGCCAATTTTGCTAACATCAAGTCTATGGCTCCACCTGTTGCCCCTGCTATTCCGTTATATTTGCTAGCTTTCTCAGTTAAAGCTGTCATAGCATCTTCTTCATTGCCATAAGTAGTCACTAAATGTTTAAAAATTGGGTCTTTTTGAAGTTCCCCACTGTCGTACTCTGCTTGTAAAGAATCCCGCACTTGTTCAAAGGATGCTTGCCCAGCTTCTGCTGCACTAGTCCCAGCTACAGCGACGTCTCCAGTTTTACTAGCAACCTTTCCAAATCTTTTTAATCCTCCCAAAAGCAACGCATCTACAAGTAAATCTGGAACTTCTTGCACTGTAATTAGAGTTGTAGCAAATATATCAGTGCCAAAAGGTCTACCTGCGTTATCTAAAGCTTCCCCATTCATTAGTTGTTCAAGTGTCGTATCTGGTGCGGGCATAGCGTCATTTATTCTTTTTTGGTCTAATTTGCTGTTAAAATATTCTGAAGAACTGTCAAGAGCAGCAACAAGTGGGTCAACATATTCAGAAGCAACGGTGGTAAACCCTACTTCTACACTAATTTCTTTCCATCGTTCATCAAGACCCCAAAATGCAGTTAATTGAGCATCGGTAAACCCCGCATCTCTCATAGATTGTTCAAGAGAATAATTAGGGTCTTGATCTCTATCACTTAAATTGTCAGCTAATTTTACAATTTTTGACAGGTAAAGCGCACTAAACTCGTCGTCATCGAGTTGAGATAATCTTTGAAAGTTTGTTTTTACACTGTCTAAAAAATTTGCTGTTCCCTCTACTTTTCCAGATGTGGCGTCAGAAAGCCCTGCTCCCATAGCGTTAATTACAGAGTATACATCTTTTGATAAGAGAGATAATTTTGCAAGCGTTGATTCTTGTTTTCCAAATTCTTCAGAATCTGTAACTTCTTTTCCTAAATCTGCTACGGAACTAGCTTTGTCTGCAGCTATTTGTTTGGAAAAACTAATATCGTCTTCTACTTCTTTTAATAAACTAGATGCTGACATTTCTTTCAGCTGTGCAGGGGTCTTATCCATAGGACCAAGTTCAGACTCTGTGATTTCTCCTGTTTCTTCCGTTGTAGTAACTGCTGGAGTAGTAGTTACTGTAGGTTCTGGAGCAACCATATTTTTTACTTTTTCAGCAAGAGCCGTATTGCCCCTATCTACAGCGTCTTTATACATAACATCTATACCATTAGCTCCTGAAGCTGCAGCAGTAACACCTAAAGAAATACTATTATAAGCTGTTTCATTTAAGGAATCACCTCCAACTTTCTTTACAAATTCGTTAACAAGACCAGATACTGAAGCTGCTACTGAAGTTTTAAGATTCCCACCTAAAAGTGCTGCATTAAGACCATTACCAATAGCGTTAGTAAGTTGTTCTGATTTTAAATCACTAAAATTAAATGTGTCTTGAAGTGTATTTGTAATAGTAGCAGAAGCCTTACCGTACAATTCAGACCCTGCAGTGGCAATTATTGAAGCTCCTACGTCTCCCTCAGTAACAACGGCAGAAATCGCTGCTTCTGTACCCGCTTTAATTAGTTTATCTGAAATAAGATCTGTGTTTATACTTTCTACAGCTATATCTCCTACAGCACTTGAAACACCTTTTACTACTCCTGCGCCAGCAACCGAAAGTGCTGTTTGTCCTACAGCTTCAAGTACACTAGCACCCTCATCTATTTTTTTAGCTGCTGTTATTACAGGTACTAGTGGAGCAAGTGGAGTATACGATAGAGCTATAGTTGCAAGTTCAACAGTATTTTCACCTATAAATTCTTTTGTATCATCCCAAGTATCATCTACAAAGTCTACAATTTCGCTTGCTACGTCAGATGCAGAAGAAACCCAATCGCCAGGGTCCCACCACGCACTGCTCCCTGAACTCGCTGCTTGAGCTTTATTTAACGCTTCAGCTTTTTCTATACGGGCAGGTTCGTTAGCCTCGTAATTTTGTTTAGCTTGTTCAGGAGTTATACCTTGCAGTTCTGCAGTGTATTTGTGAAAAGCGTCCATTTGAGTTTGGGTAGCCATGTTATTCTTCCATCTTTATTGGTTGTTTACCAAACTTAACAAAAACACCTAAAGTTTTAGAATTAGCGGCTACAGAAACAGTAGTGTCTACAGACCTTAATTTATTACTAACTAATTCCATAGCAGGAGCAAGTCGTTTATCTTTTAACTCAGAAATGTAATGCGTTACCCCATCTCTTTGCAAATGAGCCATATAATTATAAAAATTTTGTACAAAGTTTTTACCTGTGTCTACGTTTAAAAATCTTCCTTCTAACTTGTTAGGAAACTTTTGCCCACGTTGGGCTATGAAAAAAGTGTTTCCTATTTGTATCGCTTCCGTTGTTTTTAACGACAACTCTGCAATAACTTTAGTAGACATATCTTGTAAAGAAGCAGGGTTCGCGGTGGTTTGTTTTTCTAGCTGTAAAGCCCTAACAATTATCTCTCGCAAATCTAATTTTTTATTTTTGCTGTTTATCAATTCCACTAAGTTATCTCCAAAACACTAGCTACAACGTGTAATCTGTTTCCTGTAGCAGCTGTAGTTTTTAGTATTTCTGTTGCTTGAAGAACGAGAGGGGCAGTCAACAGCTCTACAGTTGCATTAGCAGATATAGACTTTGTTTTAAATAAACTAAACACATCAGACCCATTTGTTAATGTTACCGTAATAGTATCTGCATTGCCAGAATCTTCTGAAACAAGTATAGATTTTACTATAGCAGTAGTAGAGGCTGAACAAGTATATAAAGTTGTAGCACCTGTGCCAGTTAAGTCTACTTTTGCATTTGTGTATGTGTTTGCCATTATCCTAAAAACCAACTAAAAGAATCAGACCTATCTGCAAGAGATGTGTCCCTTAACGTGTTATCTATTTGATTAAAATATAAACGTATAATGTTATTAAGTTGATTGAAGTTTTCAACATTGTATTCTTGTGGAGGGTGGGGTAAAACAGGTGCTTTAAACCCTACTTCATACTCAGCCATTATCTCCTCCCGTCTGGGCGCATATCAACTCTTGGCACACCCAATTGCCATTGTACTCCTGTAGCACTAGACTCTAATTTCATAGCCATTTGCCTACCTCGTAGCCTTGTATCAATTTTAGTTGTGTATACCTCTACAGGAGAGGTTGCAGTACGTGTGATTGTACCTGCGCTATTACCACTTTCAGATAGTGGAGAATTTAATCCAGACCCAGGATAACCAGCAGGGCTTAATGTCATAGTTATAACAGGGCTGTTAGCTGTAGACCCTTCAAAAGATACGTCAGGAACCATGCGTGATACCAACATAAACTTATGCCCATCATCTAAGTCAAAATCCGCAGAGCTAATAAACGCAGATATAGCAGCTGTAGTCCCTGTTTCATTATCATCAATGCCTCGCTCGTGATCTACAAGAACTCCGTTATAAGTAGCCCCTAATGGGAAGTCTCTAAGCCCTGAGTCTAACCAAGCAGATCTAGCCATGTTTCCATAGTACCATATGTTCTCTGCGTAATTATATATCACGTAACGATCTACAGTGTTAGAATCTGCAGAACAATAAAACCACCAGACTTCATTAAAGGCTTCGTTAGTACCGCCAAAAACTTGTGTAAGCTGATCAACATTAAAATCATTAAATATGTATCTACGCACATCACAGGGGAGTGTTTTAACTCTACCATCATACATGTAAAACTTATCTTTTCCCATCCAGTAGGCTATACCATTAGCCATAGCAGTAGCTTTTATAGACGCTATAGAAGTATTTTCACCTACTAATGAAGCTCCCCATACTCCTGAGTTTACCCCAACATACTGCAAAGAGTACAAAGATGAATCTGTCCAAACAAGAAGTTCTTGCCTAGCTTGCATAGCAGCTACTATTTCTGTACCTCTGGATAATCTAAGACTTCCTGCTTGGTTTATAGCTGATGGACTCCATTCTACAGCGCTTTCTTGGTCAGACCAACGAATTAACATAGGGTCTTTTGTGGCAGACCCAAGAGGTGTAGTACCCATGCAAAACACAAACCTATTAATGTCAGATACTATCATAACATTTTGAATAGAAGGAACTTGTGAAGCTCCTGACCTAGAACTCAATAAAACACCGCGAGTTGTGGTAACTCCTACTGACGTATCATAGTAATATAAAGGACCATTTCTAAACCCAAATATTAAATCTTCTCCAAAATTAGATTGTGACCATATTCTAAGTTCATCAAAACTAGATTCTCCTTGATTCCAACCACCAGACCCAAAGGTGCTAGCGCCCCAACCTGTTAAAGGTGTTGCAGAAGTAGAACCCACGTTTATTTGGTATGTACCTACAACAGAACCACCGCCACTTCCTGAATCTGAAGAGTTAGATACAATATCAGTAAATTTATTTGTGGCATTACTTAAACTTTTTGCTACTACTGTATATGTACTATCGCCCTCTATAGATTGTATTTTGTACTCTTGGTTTAAAACGTCTGCTGTTATAACCCCACCTAATGTAACAGCCCCACTAAAAGTAACAAAATCAGATACTACAGCTCCATGACTACTATCAGTTACTACAAGAGTAAAAAAAGATACTGTGTCTCCTGAACTATGAGTAGTTGCTGTTGTGCTTGTAGACACATCTTCTACTATGGAGGAAGCTCCTCGCGTACAACCTGTTAAAGAACCGTCTTTTAAACCTGTGTAAGATATAACTTCGTTATTTATTTTTGCTAATCCTGATTCAGGCACATTTGTTAAGCTAGCTAAAGGGCCTATTGTAGCGGTAGTAGTTGAAGAAACAGCTTGGGACAATGTAGTTTGTAATGCTGTAAAGGTTACATCTCCTGCAGAAGTAGTGTCTCTAAGAGGAGTCGCATCGTTGTAGTTGCCACCATTTTCTATATAAAATTTTAAATTAGTTCCAATACCAAGAAGACTTTGTCCACCAAGACTAACCCAACTAAATAAAGAACGTGCTACACCTTCAAATTTTGCTGCGTTAATTCGTGTCCACCCACCTAGTTTTTCAGGTAGTCCTTGCCTAAACCGTACATTATTGCACTCGTACCAGCCACCTTCATTACTATACCTAGTACGTTCTCGGTTTACTCCAGGTTTAAAATCTAATTTTTTAAGTGGCATGCCTTGTTACCCTACCATATTTATAGCTGCTTCCATTGTCTCATCATTACGTCTAGTCCAACCTCGACCAAAAGTTTCAAACGTAGACAACGACTCATAAAAAGCCTGTCTTATGTTTCTATAGTTCTTAATAGTTCGCTCTAAACCGTGGTGTTCAATATACTCCTCTAATGTGCGTAAGGTGTTGGGGCCAATACCACCATCAGCTACCGTACCTATCATCTTTTGTAACTTTTTAGCAGCTCGACCCACACCGCTGTTTACACTCCAATCAAATACTGCAAGATCAAGCCCTGCTGGTAGTTGATGGCATTTAGCTCGTAGCCAATAATTTGTCTTATAAATAGGAGATACGTCTTCTACCGTAAGGTCCCGCATATTTTTATTACCACCCCATTCTTCGTATACTCTTTTAGTAACACCAAGATTAGTCTCACCTCCTGGATCGCGGGGATGATTTACATAACCGCCCTCGTGATGCAAAATCTTTTCTAAACACTTTTGATAATTCTCTTTCATTTTGTTAACCCCTTTGTTTTCTCGTAGCTGCGTAATCCACCAATTCCTAATAATCCCCCCAAAACCGTAAGAAGTGTATTCATTTCAAATTTTGGCAAATCTGGTATATCTACCCCTGCCACTGTTAAAACAAAAATAATAATAGGCTGAAGAACAAAGTGATAGAAAAAAGCAACCCCACAGACCCAACCAACGAAAGGACGCCAGCCACCTTTAAAAAGACTTCCAGAAACTGCTTCTGCTTTATTAACTGAGATTTGTGCAAGTTGTTGTTCATGGGCTAATCTATCAGCCATCGTTGCCAACTCGTGGGCCAACTTAGCTTTTTGATCTTTATCCTCAACAAACTTATCAAGTATTTGTGTGGCAGGGGCGATTAAACTATTTAGTAAACTCATTACTTTCGCTTTCTACCCACGGGTTTGTTTTTTAAAACGGTTTTTAATGTTTTTGCTTGCCCTGCATGAGTTTTTGAAGCTTTATTTAGACCTTTTATAACTTTTTTAATTTTTCTATCTGACATTATTTATCTCCTCTTGCTTGCACCGATATATCATTGTTGCGTTTAGAGTACGCGGTAGCTCCCATAAATACAGATACTACAGCTGCTTGGCTCACAAAAAAAGTATTTAAAAACCCAGATAGTTGATTTACCCTATCTATATCAATAATAGGAGTCATCATAGCAACTACAAATAAAACCATAGACCCCATAGCAACCCATGCCATCATACGTTGTTGGTCTTGCATTTTGTCTAAATTGTGGTGCATCTCACGTTGATGTTGCAACTGCTCCATTTTAGCAGCCATAGCCATTTCGCCATCTGTGATAGTGCCATTATTATCTAAGTCAGCACTTTCCCAAGCAGAGCCTTTTTGTAACTTTTTTTGTGTCATACTATCTCCTATTTAATAAATAGCCATTTTGGTGGAAAATGTGTAGCCCAAAGAAAAGCGAGTAAAACTACTGTATACAACAAAAAATCTTCAACTTCCATTAAAACCACCTGCTATTACAACATCCGCAAAAGACATTACTGTAAACAAAACCCCTGCTACGAAAATTATTACACATAACCCAATAATAAAATAACCTAATATATCCATAATTTCTTCTTGCTGTCTTTTTTTTACCTTTATTGCTTCTTTTCTAGCTGCTTTTGCTTCTTCAATTCTTTTACTTCTTTCTGTTAATATAGCTTGCCATGTACCATGACCGAACCGTTTAT